CCGCTGTTGGTTTTCCAGGCGAGACCTTCCCAGCCGACCGGCGCGGTCGCCGTCGTCATCCGCGTCGCTGCAATGGCAGCATCGACCGTTGATGCAATAACCGGCGGGGTGCCGAAGGTCAGCGACGTGCCGCTGCGATACAGGATGTCGCCGTTCGTCGCGGCGGTGATCGCAGCCATCGCGCCGCTACTGCTCGCGGCGCGGCCAAGGACGCTCAGGGCGGCAAGGTCCGACCCGGCCGCCCCGATCGCGGTGCGCATGGCGCTCGACGTTGCCGCAGCCAGAAGCGTGCGCGCCAGCTCGCTCAGGTCCGTGGTGGCGAGGGCGCTCTCGTCCGTTGCATAGATCAGCTTGTTGGCCGCCAGCGTCAGCGCCGCCAAGGCGCTGAGCTTTGCGTTGCCAGCCTGCTTCGCGTTCCAGGTATCGCGGAGCGTTGGCGTCAGCCAAAGTCGGTCTGCCGTTGGCGATACGGCGGAAGCCGGGACGGATCCCGTGATGATCTGGAGGATCGTGTCCTCCGCTTCCGCGATCGCCTGTTCCAGCGCCGTGAGGGTTGTGGTGATGACGCCAAGCTGCGGCTCGACGTTCTCGGAGATGACGGCAAGCGCCTGACTGGTGCCAAGCTCGATCAGCGCTTCGAAGTCTGCCTTAACGGCTTCGAGCGCCCGCAGGCGCGTCCCGACCGATACAAGGGCGGCATCCCAGGCGGCCCGGCTGAGCGCCATATCGGCCGGGGCCGCATAATCATTATTCGCGCTCGGCAGAGACGACGACATCGGCCCCATTCTCCTCGATCAGGCGGGCCAGCATGTCGCCCCGCATCGTCAGTTCGCCGCGGGGCAGAAATCGGACGCCGGCAACCCGGACGGCGGTCTTCAGTTCGACGCGGTAGGTCGCTTCAGCCTCGAAGCTTGGAACGGCAGGTTCGGTCATGGCTGGTCCTCAGAGCGCATAGAGCGCGATGTTCTGCACAAAGGGCACGACGGTCACGTCCGTCGTCGTCATGTCGACGCGCGCGCGCGCCTCGGTCGTGACAGAGCCGAGCGCGAAGGTGGCGAGGACCGACCGCTTCAACGGATTGACCATGTCAGGGGTGACGATGGTGGCGGACGGCGTCAGCACCGTGCTGCCGACCACCAGTTTTGGCGCCTGCGTGTGATAGGCGGGATCAAATTGGTCGAGGACATATTCGAGCTGCACGCTCGACGTGGACAGCCCGAAGGCGTGCGACTTGCTGACCGCCTGCATGTCGCCGCGCGGCCGGAACGTCATGCCGCGCGCATTGCTATCGAGGACGATCGCCGGCTGAAGATCGGTGGTGCCGGTGAGGACCAGGCGCAGTCGCACAAGCGCCGGCCTGCCGGCCAGCGTGTCGCTTCCCTCGGCCGAAGGCGCCAACGCGGTCCACTCATCACCCTCCGCATCACTGTTCTGGATCTCCCAGATGAGGTTGGTACCGCCGGGCGCCCAGCCGCCATGCAGCAGCCGAAGCTCGGTCATGCCGTTCTCCAGCGTCAACGGCTGGAACTCGATGACCGTGCGGGTCGCCGCGAACGACGCCGCGTTGATCCGCATGGCGAAGTCGACCAGCGGGTCGCCCATCGCCCAGGCGCCATCCGAGCAGGAGAAGAGCGAGCCCTGCGCGTACTTATTCCCGGTGGCGGTGGCGAGCGCGTGATTGCCGGTCGTGACGGTGAACCAGGCATAGCGCTTGCCGCTTTCGAGCAGCGACGGGCGCAGCGCGAAATTGACCCAGCCTGTATGCAGATCTCCCGCCGCGATGGTGCCGGCGACGACGACCGAGCCGAACTGCGGCTGGCCGCTGTCGTCGCATTCGCAGACGAACAGATGTACGTCGCCGGTCGAGCCGACGCGGGTGAAGTTGAGGTCGATCGACGACAGGATCATCGGCTGCGAGCAGAGCCAGGTGTTGCCGTAGATCGAGCCGTTGACGCCGTAGCTCTCGGTCACATAGTCCCAATAGACTTGGGTGACGGTGCGGATGATGACCTTGCGCACGGCGAACCAACGGTGGCCGGCATAGTCCTGGTTGCCGGTCAGGGCGACGATCTCGAACGTCTCGCCGGCCTTGGTGAACATCTCGCCGACGGATCGGTTCAGAAGCATCGTCCATTCGGCGTTGTTCTCGCAGACGGAGACGGTCTCGCCATACTCGGTTACCCGACGCGCGATCTCCTTGCGGATTGCCGTCGTGACGGTGTGGACGAGCTGGGAGATGTTCTTGGATCCGCCATCGCCATCGACCGCGATGCGGGTCTTCTCGGTCCAGGCCGGCAGGAGCAGCGTGCCGGACATGCGGATCGAGGACGCCCCCGGATCGATGGGCGAAAGCTGGGCATCGCGCTCGGCTGCCCAAGCAAAGCGGATGCCTTCGCGGACGCGGGCCAACCAGGTCGCATGCGTCTTGTCCCACTCGTCCTGCAGCAGGCCGGCGTCATACCAATAGGCGCGCGCCTCATCGGGAAGCGCGATCTCGCGGCGCAGCATGGCAATATCGCGCTTGATCTGCCGCATGATGATCGGATGCGGGATGTCGCCGAGGCGCGACGCGATGTTGGCAATGTCGGTTTCCATCGTCGTCGTGCGGCGAATGGTGTTCGCCATGTCGCCTTCGACCTGCGTCAGCCTGCCGTCGACCTCATAGAGCGACTTCACCCGCGACGGGTTGGCCATCTCGACGGCATAAATGCCGGTCGTCGACAGCTCGACAAAGGCGAGGCAGCACTGATCCTCCGCGATCGTCGGCTTCAGCGGCGTCGGCGAGGACAAGCCCTGCTGCACGACGATCTCGACGTAGCGGCGCTCGGTCTTGGGGACCGCCTGCGCCACTGTCTCGCCGGTCTCGACATCCGTCTCGATCATGCGCTGCGAGGTGACCGTCTCGGTCGAGCCGCGCAGCAGCAGCGCAATAAAACGATGATCGCCGGTGACCAGCGGCAGATGGACCTGCAAATTCAGATCGATCGGATCATCGGCCGCGAACACCTTGTCGATCGCAAACAGCCGGCCGCTGTTGATCCGGAGCTCAATCGCCGAGGTCTGCGAGATCGTGAAGTCGGCCCAATGGTGCGGATAGTCGATGGCGCCGCCGACGATGTTGTCGTCACCGCTGCGCGCGTGCAGGCCAATGTTCTCGAAGTCAGCCGGCTCGGCGACTTCGGCCTCAGAAAAGCGGACGACCTTGGTCATGAGATCCTCAGAGTTTGTTGCGCGCGACGAACGCGCCGAGCGAATAGCTGCCGTCGAGCGGCGGGCCGTCTGAAAGGAGGAGTTCGCGCTTGTGACCGAAGTCGGCGCGGTATTCCGTTTCCGGCGACTTGGCGGTGGCCAGCGCGACCAGACAACGACGCAGCACTTCACGGTCCGGTGTCTTCACCCGGGCGGCCGACACGACCGCGCGGCCCATGACGAACGACCGAGCCGGCGCGACCGTCCAGACCCGGACCAGATGACGCGCCAGCCACGGCGGATGACCGATGGGCGAGCGGCCGACACGGGCAGAGCCGAAGATGAACCGCGCCGGATAGGAGACGATGTCGAGCGCGACGCCGTCGACATAGCCGAGCATGGCGATGCTGGCCGAGCGCGTTCCCACCCTGCCGGCGAGGACGGGAGCCTCATCAATCACCTGGCGCTTGCGTACCTCGGCCCAGTCCGAGAACCAAAGCAGCACACCGTCATGCACGGCGAGCCAAGGCAGGAAAGCGACCGGAGTGAGCGCCGGATCGAACACCGCCTCGATCGAAACCGGCAGGTCATCCGACATCGCGGCCGCCGCCGCGCGTTCGAACGGCCTGGGGCTGGGCAGAAGCTCGCGGACACCCGTCATGATGCAACCTCGACCGCGAGCGTCACGCCGATGAGGACCGGGATCGTGTAGGGCTCGGCCAGCAGGTCAGCGACCGGAGCATCGAGATCCGCGCGCACGATCGACGGGCCGTACATCGAGCCGTCCAGCAGTGACTTGGGAACTTGCGCCCCGACCCGCATGCGTTCGACGCCTACGGCCTGAACGCGCTTCGTGGCTTCGGACCTGACCAGATCGGCATCGGGTCCGCTCTCAACCACGATGCGGCCGGAGACGGTGTAGGCCCGCCGAATGGCACGCAACACCGTGACGGAG